CCTCCGTATAACGGTCCAGCTGCTTCAACGGCTCGATGATGGCGGAAAGATATGGCACACCGCGATGCTGTCCGGGACGGCGGCGCTCGAATAGATGCAGCATGACGCGCCGACCCTCGGCAGTAAACGCTGGGACGTCGATATATTCCAGGCTGCGCGTGCGCAGTGAGCCTGGGTGCGTTTTGCAAACTTTATATTTCACCGGGGCGCCGGCGGTGTTGAGTATCACGCCATCGACCATGCTCTCAGTGTTGCGCTGGTTCGACGGATTCGCCACGCGATCCGCTTCGATCAGCTGTAATGCAAACGGGTAGACCTTGTTGTATTCAGCCTTGACGATGTAAGAGAACACATCGCCGGATTCCAGCATTGAGCGAAACGCCAGATCCTGCAGCCCGTAACCTGTTTGCGTTCTGGTCACATCGCAATCGACAGACCCGTACCACATCTCATATTCACTTTGCGTTTTTTCCTGCCAGGCTGATGCTGCTTCCTCGCTCAAACCAAGCAGCTTGGAATTGATGCGCGGCTGCATGCTGAGACCAGTGCCTATGACATTGGTGACGACGGTATTGATGGCACCGGTTGCGACCGGCGCATTGCGGGCAAGATCGCGCGAACGGGCGCGCAATGTCGGCAGATCAAAACTGATGTCACCATCCGCATCGCCGGCACCTGGATTGAAATTCTGCAAGGCTGGACGCGATCGCGAGCCTCCGATATATCCGCCCGTCATCGCCATGGTCACCCGCGCACGATGACGACTTAAAGCCCATTGTGGAGACACCGCCTTAATGGCGCGCTCGAACAGGTTGCCTGCTTGCTTCACTTTTTTACGCGCCATCACCGGGGCCTCGCTACAACGACACGGCCGCGCCCGGCGGCGGCTGAACCAAGTTCCTTCGCGCGGCGATCCCATATTTCAATGCCGGTTTGGATTTCCTTGAGATTCGCCCGCGAAAGCGTGCGCCCCGCGATTGTGTAGGATTGCTTGGAAAGCACAGCCGCCTCCGCGTTCAGGTATTCCTGCAGACGGGCCTCGGCCTGCGCCAGTGTAATTCCTGCCATTATTCGGACTCCTTCATTCGCTCACCATACTGGTGCGGCTGTCTCATTTTTAGGGGAAAGTGGGAATTCATTTCTTTTTAAGCAGCCTGTACATCGTCGACTGGCTCACGCCGTAGCGGCGCGCGGCCTCTAATGGGCGCCCGGTCTTTTTCGCTTCATCCAGCGCCGCCTTTTTGTTGCGTTCGCGCATCGGCGTCCGCTGGATATATACTTCATCACCGCCGTATTCCTGCCTTACCTGGCGTTCGATCTCCAGCGCCATGGATTCGTCAAAACTCCCTCCTGCGCGCCTGGAAAGCTCCAGAACCTGCTCCAGGATAAACACAACAAGGTCCTTGTCCATCAGCGCCTCTTGCCGCCGAATCTGTTGAACTTGCCCAGATTGATCTTGCCGCCGATATTCACGGATTCCTGTTCGTCCTGTTTTTTCTGCACCAAGTTCGCCGGCTGCTCCACCACTTCCACGTCTTGCGGTTCGATCATCGCGCGGCGGCGCTCCCAGTCGCTCTTGCGCCATTTGTGCAGGTAGAGTTCCGGATGGTGGCTGGCGGCGATGGATAGCACCCATGTGTCCAGCGGTTCGTTGCGCTTGCCCTTTTTCCGCTCCCAGCGGTTCTTGCGCGGGTTGTAGGTTTCGGCCACCAGGCCATCGAAGTAGCTTGCGTCCAGGTGCTGGCTGAAATGCACCTTGCGCTCGCTTGGGTCTTTGTCGCTGTCACCGTTCAGGCGGTTGTAGAGCAGGTGTTTTGCCGTATCGGCACCGACGAGGTAGAGCGCGACGCCCTTCTTGATGGTCTGCCCGCGCCAGTTGACATCCTGCAGACTTGGCCTGCCGAGTATCGCGCGGCCGTAGGTGCTGGCGCCCTTGCAGGCGATGACGCGCATGAGCCCGTTGCGCGAGGCGCTGCGCACGAAGTTGTAGACCATGTGCGTGTGGTGGCCGCCGGTATCGATGGCGGTAGCCTCGATGCGCAGCTGGCGCCCGTAGTGGTTTGGAAACACCGCCGCCTTGAGATATTCCTCCAGTGCCAGCCAGAGCGATTCATCCGCCGGGTTGCCGGGCAAAACGTGGTAATCGATGGGCCAGGTCTTGTCGTGCATGCCGTGGCCGGTGATCTGCACTTCCAGCCGGTCGTCCTGCGTATCGATGCCGGCCGTCAGCACAAGGCAGCCGACCGGGATGGTGCGCAGCGGGTAGGGTTCTGCCCGCGCCTGCAGCATGTTCAGTTTGATGTCGTGCGAGCGGTCTGCGAACGATTCGCCCAGGCGCGTGTTGACGAACACCATGAGGTCTTTCGGATCGTCCTGCGCATCTATCCACTCGTAGGCCAGCGCCCGCCAGCTTTTGCCGAGACCGGCTGGCGAATAGAGCGCGCTGATGTGGTAGGACTTGTAACGGTTCTCCGGCGCGTGCGCCACCCAGCGGCCGCGCGCCAGCATGTCGGTCTTGTGGTGTTCCTCGATCACGCAGCCGTGATGCTCGCAGCAATAGAACACCGCCTGCAGCTTGCGCGGGTTGGCCGCGTCTTTTTCCCATCGCAGGTTCTGCCAGCGCAACACCTGGTATTCACCGCAATGCGGGCATGGCACATGGTAGCGCCGCTGGTCACCGCCCTCGAATTCCTCCTCGATGTGGCTGGCGTCTTTCATCGTCGGCGTGGAGACGATGAACAGCTTGGCATCGTGGAAAGCCGTGAGGCGGATATCCAGCAGCTTGATCGGGTCTCCCTGGTCGGTACTCCACTCCCATTCGTCCACTTCATCTGCCATCGCATAGCGTAGGCTGGTAGATTTCAATTCGGCGGTGGAACCTGCCGTCTTGAAATAGAGGATGCCGCCCGTGAACTTCTTGCGCTGCGCGTTGTTGTCGCTGCTCTTGTTGCTGCGCTTCGCCAGTGCTTCGGCCACCGCCGGCGTATCGTTTGACATCGGGTCGAACTTCTGCGACACCCAGTCGTTCAGGCTGCGCTCGGTCGGCATTACCACCGCTGCGGGGNNTTTCGCGTGATCCATGATGTAGCCGATCCAGTTGCTGCCAGATTCGGTGCCGCCGACCTGACTGGATTTCATGAACACCACCTTCTCGTCCGGCGAGTCCTCCGACAGCGCATCCATCACCTCGCGCAAGAACGGCGTGCGCGAGGTCTTCCACGGCCCCGGCTCCGCCGACCCCTCACCAGACAAGATGCGGTTCTGATCTGCCCACTCCGAGACCGTCATCTGCGCCTTCGGCTTCACCGCCCGGCGCGCAGCCTCGAATACCAGCAGGAAGGCGTCGGCCAGTTTCACACCTGCTCCTGCTGATTCAGGCGCTGATCGCACCCGCGCTGCAGGTTGGCCAGCATGTCATGGATACTGCGCTTCAGTATGGCGCGGATGTCATTGACGTCCTTGCCGACCAGATCGGCACTGATGCGGTGCGGCAGGTTTTCAGCCTCTTGCCGGAATGCCATGACCATATCTGCGACCGCGAATTTCATCTCGGCACGTCCGACCAGTTCGCCGATGGTCTTGTTGTAATCCAGCTCGGCCTGCAGCGCCCGGTAGTGCTGCTCCTTGGCTTTACCATCCGCGAATGTGATGCGCTCCTGGTCTTCGGCGACTTTCTTCTGACCGTTCGGTTTTTTTTGCGTGGCGGCTTTCGGATCGCTTCGTGCTTCGGCGTGACGCTCTTTCACGTCCCGCCGGTTCGGGTCGGCGGTCTCATCGATGCGGATCAGGCTGGCTTCGATGTCGACCTTGCCATCTTCCGTCATCACCAGGCGGCCGGCCTTTTTCAGTTCGGTAACATAACTGCGCGCCCAGCCGTTCATCCTGGCGAATTCCGCCTGGTTGCAGTTCTGCATCTCAGTGCTGTTTTGCATGCCCGTTCACCTTTACGTGCTCGAAGCCAGCGCAGTCATCTTCAGCGATTGCATACCACGACCCCCATTTTTGATTATCTCCAGCAGCAGGCCGCAGGAAACGTCCGCAGCTTTGGCGGTAAGCACAGCCCATGCCTTCGCATTTGGCTTCGTTCGCGTTGGGCTTCAGCTTCATACATCACCGCCTTTCTCTTTCGGCACGAAGCCAAATGATGGCTTGGCCTCGAACGAGTACCGAGGCTCCGGCACTTCGCGCCAGCCTTTACTTGTGACCACCATGCCATCGCTCTCCCGGGACGCCTTGTATTCAAAATCAAAACCCGCCATCTTCATGTCCTTCACGAATTCGTTGATCGTCTTTTCCTTCATTTTTTATTTTGTGCAGGGTGTGCAGGGTGTTGTGCAGGGGTCTGTGCAGGGCTAAAGGCGCACCACATAAGGCGTGTGCAGGGTGTGCAGGGGTTTTTGATGTTTGCTACGCGCGCGAGGGTCGTGTATACGCAAGTCGCATTCATTACGTTTACGCGCGCGGGCGCATGCGTGAAACCCCTGCACACCCTGCACAGACCAATAACGGCGGGGTGTTTGCCCTGCACAGACCCCTGCACAACACCCTGCACAAACCCCTGCACAGTGGATTTTTCAGGGGTAATTTGGTCAATCATCACCACCTCCACGCGCACGAGTGGCATCGTCGACCAACTGCCGGAAGTCCAAAACACTCTCCGTCAACCACCTGGATTCAAGTAATCCATTCTGTCGACGCGCGGTTTCGATCATGTCTTCCGGCGGCACGATGACGTTGGCCTGGTATTGCTCGCCCTCGAACTTGTAATTGCTCCAGATGCGCTTGCGCTCTTTTTTCCACTGGCGCATACGGGCGATGCTGCCGACCAACTGCGAGAGTTCGCGCGGACGCTGGATTCCATTCATGCGCGCCCAGTGCTGGTAGAGCCGGTATATATCCTTGCTTTCCCCCGGCATCACCGGCACCTGGATGGCGCCTACCTCCCAGTCATCAATGAAGCGCTGGCCGGATTCGAGGTTGATCTCGATCAGGTCTCTTTTCGCTTGCGTCATGGGTGGCTCGGAATATTCGTTGAAATCGCCGAGGTCTAGGTTGAGCAGGTAATCATGCAGCGCGGCGATGCCGCCGGCATGAATCTCTTCAGCCACGTCCGAGTAGTAGTTTTTCGGCAGCTTGTCCGGAACCCACACTACAGTGAACCGGCGATCGTCTTTTTCCAGCACGAGCGGCTGCACTTCATTCGAGAGAAAAAGGATGTTGGCGTGGTTGCGTTCATCGTGCGCCGCCACGTTTTTCGGGTTGATGCGTATCTTGTCGCCGGTGATCAGCGCCTTGATCTTGTTCTTGATATGGAAAAGTTCCTGCCGCGCGACGACTTCATCGGCGATCATGAACAGCTTGCGGCTGGCCCAGTCATTGAACTTGTCATCAATTTCGGTCTGGCCGATGATGCGGCCATATTCGCCATAGATGGCGGCATACGCCTCGAAGAACAGATTTTTGCCAGCGCCTTGCGGGCCGTGGAATATCAGCGCGGTGCGCATCTTCGCGCCCTGGTGTTGCAGCGGGTATGCCAGCCATTTCAACACCCACTCAAAGACGGCGGTGCTGTCCTTGTTTTCTTCGCCGCTGCAGAGGTAGCGCAACAAGTCCAGCAGAATCTCGCAGCTGCCCTTTTGCGGCTTGGTCGGCCATCCGCCCCACAAGTTGCACTTGATGGTCGTATCCTTGCCGGTCGGGTCGAACCCCACCTCAGACAGCCGCACCACCTTGCGCTCGGCGCTCAGCTTCCATTCGCGCCAGGCATGGTCCACACAGATGTCGAGCACGTCCGATTTCGGGATGAGCTGATATTCCTGATGGTCGTACATCGTGCCGCCAGCGCCATAGATCAGGCTGTAGCGCTCGATTGCCTCTTGCACATTGAGCAGCGGTTTTAATGCCTCCCCGCTCCCCTTGTTAAGCGCGCCCGCGGCGACAGGAGCTTCCACCGCCCAACCATGAGTGTGGATGGCTTCCTCTAGTTGTATTTTTACAACATGCAGCCCTTCGAGCGCCTGCAGGTCGTTGAAGTCGGTGAGCTTCTTGCCTTCGCGGTCCACCGTGAACACCGGCTTGACCCAGGCGCCACCGACCGCGAGCGCTGCGGATTCCGCATAACGGCAGCCGGGGTTCCCTTCGGTCAGGTAGTCATCATCGGCGCAGATCAGCATGCGCGCCTTGCGGTAGCGCTTCTTGAGAACTTCGGCCACCGGCAGCAGGTTGCCAGCGGTGAAAGCCACGGCCACCGGCAGGCCGGTCGCCTGGTGCAGCGTCGCGGCGGTGGCATAGCCTTCGGCGATCAGCAGGATGGATGACGGCACGCCGCCGATAAGGAAATATTTGCCCTTCATCTCCATGCCTGCCGGCCAGAACTCTTTATCGCGGCCGGTCTTTTTCTTGCGTGGATGCGAGCTTGGCAGGATGAACTGCAGGCCGAAGGTGCGCGCGGTGTTGTCCTGCATCGGCACCACAATGGCGCCCTGCTCGGTGAACCGAACCCCCAGCGGCTGTATGCCCTTGCGGCCGAGGTACTCGGAGTCTCCGGTCGGCAGTGCTTTTAGCCAGACCGCTTCGGCCCGCCGTGCTGCCGCCAGAATCTCACGATCGCGCTGCAACTGCGCCCGCCTCACATCCTCTGCGTGCCGCTTGCGAATAGCATCCTGCTGCCCGCGGCTGATCTTGATGTCTTTGCCCGGCGCGATCTTTTCCTTAACCTTTTCGCCGGACTCCCAGTATCCATAGGAGCCGATCAGGGCCTCGCGCCCATCATCCAGCGTAATCTCATGGACGACATACCAACCTTTTTGGCTGTGTCCAGTGCGCTTCACGCGACACATGCGCCCGTATTCCAGGTGGGTCAGCTCAAAACCTTGCGCCTTGAGCGTAGTCACTACCTCGTCATAATTGACCGCACCGCTCATCGCATGAATCCCTGCATGGCTGCGCGGATCGCCCGATCGAACTCAACCGGCAATTCCCTGCGGATTCGCGCCTCGACGCGGCTGCGTATCTTCCGCGCATTGAACATCTGCGGCACGTCAATGGTGGAAAGCGCCTTGATTGGCAGACGGTCAGCGCCTTCACGGATGAATACCGTGCGCCCCTTGTTTGCGATGAAGGCACCGGTGATGATTTTCTTGCCGCCGACCTTCTTGATTTGGAAGCGCAGCTGGTTCTGGTTGCCGGCCTTCTTCCNCCGCCGACCTTCCGCCAGGGACACAGCCTTTTCCACAAACCGGATCAGGTTGAGCGATCGTCCACGGCGACGACTTGCAAACGGGTCCAGCTGCGCGACCCACTGATCCAGCTTTCTGCCGGCACGCATGACGCGCAATCGTGATCGCACATCCTCGGCCTTGATCGCATACTCGCTCGTGATCGCACGCTGCATTTCCGTCTTGGCCTTCGCCGCCACCTTGTTCAATGCAGCAGGCACCACCCGCTTTTGCAGGTCGTCCGCCAGTCGGTCAATCTGTTTTTTGATCGGCGCGAAATCCGCCTTGAGAGAAATCTGCAGCACGTTCAGTATGCCCCGCCGTCATTTATGTGAGACAAATCGCGCTCGCTTCGACCCGTATGCGGGGAAGTCAGGAAGGACCCGCTCTCATGGCGATGATGTTCAGTTCTCTTTGTCATAACTACTCCCATTGCTGTCGCCACCGCATACCTATGCAGGGGCGCGGGGTTTACTTATCA